GAATGTGTCTGCGAACACTTTTGTTGAAAGCTTTACTCGCAAAGAATTAGGTTCGTACATAAATATAGAAACCTTAGAAGGTATCATGACTGCTAGTATCGGAGATTACATTATCAAGGGTGTGCAAGGTGAATTCTATCCATACAAACCAGATATATTTTTAGAAACTTATGAGATGGTATAAATATTGTAAATAAAAAATGGGAGGGTGATAGGGTAGATGGATTACGAAGAAAAAAAACAGCGATTAGAAAACTATAGATATTTAGTCTTAGAAAAAGATAGTCTAATACAATCTAGCGATACATACAAACAAACCAGTACATCAATTATAGTGATTGAAAATGATAAATCTAAGAATGCACTAAGAAGTAAACCGAGCATTATCGAAATAGATAGCAAAAGGATAAAAGAAATAGATATTGAATTACAAATCATAAGATATGCAATTAACAAGCTGAAAAATGCTAAATATTCATGGGTGTTAAGAGAATACTATACTAAAAAACAAGAAACTTGTTTCTATGATTTAGCAATCAAATTAGATGTAAGCGAAAGAACAGTAGCAAGAAGAATACAGAAAGGAATAGAATTATTAGAACTATATTAAAATAAGTATATAAAAATGTCATGCAATGTCCGCTAGTGTCTTGTAGTGTCCTTGAGTGTCCTATATACACGTGCTAAAATAGTATTGTAGATTTATATATTGAGAAGCTACAATTGTTTATTTCCCTAAATAAATAGATAGCTACAGTAATCCTAAGGGAGCTGTTTGTGAAAGAAGATGCTAGAGATAGTGTCTTTTTTGTTTGGATAGGATAGAAATGGAGCGAATACTATGATTGTAAATATTCTAGGAACAGAATATAAGATTAAAGATGTAGAACGTTGTGAAGTTAATGGGGTTAAAATATTAGGTGTAACGGATTTTGAAACTAAAGAAATTCAGATATTAAAAAATGGCGACTTAAAAAACTCTACCATTCGTCATGAGATTATCCATGCTTATTTGTACGAAAGCGGTTTGGATAGTAGCAGTAACGAAATTGATTCATGGGCAAGAAATGAAGAAATGGTCGACTGGTTTGCGATTCAGTTACCTAAAATATTTAAGACATTTGAACAATTAAAAGTAATTGACTAAGAAAGGAACTACAGTATGGAAAATAACATAACAATTGATCAAACAGCAAAGCAAATGGAGTGTATTAATACTTTAATAAAAGAGTGTCGAGAAGTATTAAAGAACACAGATACAGAAACAGCTAAAAAAGTTAAAGCAAGTATCAGATGGTTAAAAGAGTTAAAAAGCAATTTAACACTAGAAGTAGTAGACAGTATATGCAAATTACAAGAGGAGCAATAAAGCTCTTTTTTTGATAAGAGAGGTGGGAGGTTTGGCAAAGTATGAAGAATGGTTAACGTATGAAGGACTCATACAAATTGAGGGATGGGCAAGAGATGGTCTAACAGACAAACAAATAGCTTCGAACATGGGTATAAGTAGAGATACATTGATACAGTGGAAAAAGAAATACTCCGACATATCCGACACCTTAAAAAAAGGGAAAGAAGTAGTTGACCGTGAAGTAGAAAATGCTCTACTAAAACGTGCATTAGGCTATACTTACACAGAAACAACAAAAGAGTTATCTAAAGATGGTGGAATGATAGAGACAAAAAAAGTGACAAAGCAAGTAGTACCAGATACAACAGCTCAGATTTATTGGTTAAACAACCGCAGACCAGACCAATGGAGAAACAAGCGTGTCTACGAAGGTGGTAAAGAAGAACTTGAAAAACTTGATCAGATATTAGGAGCTTTTAAAAATGAAGCTAACAAGTAAACAGAATCAATTCATAAGAGAAGGACACCAACGTTGGAACTTTAAAATAGGAGCGGTTCGAAGTGGAAAAACGTATGTTGATCAAGTGTATGTTATTCCGTCAAGAATCAGGGAACGAATAGGGTTAGATGGATTAGTAGCAATCATGGGAGTGACACAACAAACAATCGAAAGAAACGTTTTAGCTCCTATGCGTTTAATATATGGAAGTTTCTTAGTTGGTTATATCCAACAAAGCACTAATAAAGTAAATCTATTTGGTGATGTTGCTTATGCCTTAGGTATGGAAAAAGCAAATGCAATTAACGTTATTCAAGGTGCAAGCTTCAAATATGTGTATGGCGATGAGGTAGCAAAATGGAATAAAGAAGCCTTCGCTATGCTCAAATCACGTTTAGACAAACCGTACAGCTGTTTTGATGGAACAGCAAACCCAGAATACCCGAATCATTGGTTAAAAGAGTTTCTTGACAGCGATGCGGATATATACTTACAAGAGTATGTCATTGATGATAACGACTTCCTCGACAAAACGTTTATAGAAAACTTAAAAAAAGAGTACTTTGGCACAGTTTATTATGATAGATACATATTAGGAAAATGGGTACTTGCCGAGGGAAGAATATATAAAGTATTTAATGATAAAAACATTATAAAGCACGAAGATTGGTATGCTAGAGATGCACTTAATAGATACACACATCCATTGAGACAAAAGGTCATGTATGTAAATGTTGGGGTGGATTTTGGAGGTAATGAGTCTAAACATTCCATACAAGCAACAGCATTCACACAAAACTATCAACAAATTATTACAATCAAAGAAAAACGGTTTGAGCCTTCCACGAGTGAAAATTTAAAGAAGGTTTTTATTATGTTTATTAAAGAGCTGCTAATAGAAGGTTATCCAATCAAGGGAATCTATGTTGATAATGCAGAGCAAGTTCTTAAAAGAGATTTACAGCAAGCATTGATAAAAAATAACTTAGCCTACATGGTAAGCGATGCAACAAAAGGACCAATAAACGATAGGATTCAATTTTATCTAATTATGATGAATTCAATACGTTATTACATGTTAGATAGTTGTACTATAACAAATCAAGCGTTTAATCAAGCAGTTTATATTGATAACAAAGATGAACGTTTAGACGATGGTACAACAAACATAGATACATTAGATGCACAAGAATATAGCACAGAGAAAGAACAAAACATTATGTTAAGAATGGTAGGTGGTTAATACATGGCGATAAGCGTAGAATCAATATTAAAAGAGTTAGGGTATGAAGTGGAAGCAGATGTCACAAGAACTCATCTAGAAGAGTGGAGTGAAGCATACAAAGGGAAAATCAAAGGATTTCACAACTATTCAGAATACAACGGAGACCGACTAGTTGACAAAGAACGCAAAACGTTAGGTATGGCAAAAAAATGTTGTGAAGATTGGGCGGACAATATTTTTAATGATAATGTCTATATTCAAGTAGACGAAAAAAACGAAAAGTTTAAAAAAGCACTTAGCGATGTGTGGAAGGCAAATAAGTTTAGACGAAAGTTTACTGAATTGTTAGAACTTACGTTTTCACAAGGAACAGGAGCTATAGTCGAATTTAAAGAAAATAACGTTACTAAGATGAATTATTATAATGCTAAGCATATTTACCCTTTGAAAGTAGAGAATGGGGAAATTATTTCTTGTGCCTTTACAAGTAATGATACCGATAATCAAGTATGGATTCAGATTCACGATAAGCAGTCGAGCGGAAGCTATAAGATTATCAATAGAACCTATCAGCAAAGCAAGGATAATAGCATTACATTAGTTGTAGATGGTTTAAAAGAAGAGGATAAATCGAAGATAAAGCTATTTCAAATCCTAAAACCGAACATAGTCAATAACTTCAATTTAGATTCTGGCATGGGGATTAGTTGTTATGCAAATGCCTTTGACGAGTTAAAAAAGGTGGATAAAACATTCGATAGTTACGATAATGAGATAGAAGCAGGGCGTAAAAGGGTGTTCGTTTTAGCAGATGCAACACAAGTTAATATTAGTACTAACGAAAATACCCAACAAACAACACTAGTTCCGTTATTTGACCCAAACCAAACGACATTTTACCGTTTACCGGGAGAGAAAGATAAAACAGTTGTACAAGAAACTCAAGGAGAATTAAGAGTAACAGATTTAACAAATGCTTTACAAACAGATCTAAATTTATTTGGTCGTAAAGTTGGTTTAGGTGGAGACTACTACTCGTTTAAAGATGGAACAGTATATACAAATCAAACACAAGTCATTTCTAGCAATTCAGCCTTTTATAAAACATTAAAGAAGCACGAAATCATAGTGCTAGAAGTCATAGAAGAGTTAGTTAATGCTATACATTATTTACTTTATAACAAAGAGTATCAAGGCGATGTAACGGTAGACTTTGATGATAGTATCGTTGAAGATACAGCAGAGATTAAAAGGCAAGCAATGTTAGAATTTAATGCAGAACTAATTGATGAAATACAATATTATCAAGATGTCTATAAAATGACAGAAAAGCAGGCAATGGAGTTTTACGAAAAACTATCGAAAAGAAAAGCAGACTCATTAGAAGAAGATCCACCACCAGAGGAATAGCGTATGCTAAGCGATTATGATTTTGATAGTCTAGCAAAACCAATCATTGAAATGTACAACGATTTACAAATTGACTTAATCATTCAGATTATAGAGAGGTTATTAACCTATCGTGACATTGGCGGTAGCCTAGAATGGCAGATAAAGAAATTAGAAGAACTTGGGGCATTAAATAAAGATGTGGTTAGGTTTATCTCTAAGTATTCCAAAAAGAGCGAGCAAGAGCTTCTTAATGCGTTAAAACAAGCAGGATTTATCGTAACGGACATGGAAGATTTAACATCTTTATACAATAAAGGAGCTTTTTTAATCAATCCTACAACGGTAAATTTAGAAGAAATCTATGAACTAATAGGGCAAGAAACTAGAAAACAGTTTAGCGTTATCCACTCCAAGGCTATAGAAAGCACAAAGAAGGAGTATATCAACGCAATTAACAAAGCCTACATAGAAGTATCAAGCGGAGTATATAGCTACGACACAGCAATTACACGAGCAATTAACGATATAGCAGAGCGAGGGATTACAGGAGCTACTTATATCCGAAACGGAAAAGAAGTTAATTATTCATTAGAGGCGGTCGTTAGAATGCAAGTTGTTACAGCATTAAATAAGACTGCAAACCAAACAAATGAAAAACTCGCTAATGAATTAGGTGCTAACCATTACCACATATCGCAACATTTAGGAGCTAGAAATAAAGGGGAAGGATATATAAATCACGAGTCTTGGCAAGGGATCGTAACGCAAATCATTGGATCAAGCGAAGAATATCCAAACCATTATGAAACAACAGGAGAAGGCAAAGTCGATGGTCTAGGTGGTGTAAACTGTAGACATCACAAAAGAGCATTCTTTCCGGGGTTTAGTGTATTACCAGAAAAGCTAAGCAAAGAGGAAAATGCAAAGGTAACTGAATTGTTAGAGAAACAACGTTTATATGAACGAAAGATACGTGAATATAAACGTAGAGAAAATATCGCTAATGCATTAGGTGATGAAAAAGAATCGAAGCGAGTATCAAAAAAGAAACGTGAATATCAAAACAAGCTAGATACATTAATCAAAGAAAACGGAGATGTATTAAAGAGGCAGTCGTCAAGAGAACAAATAGCTATGTCTAAGCCTAAGTTTAATGATAATTCTAGAGAGTTAGGTTCGACAGATAGGAAATATGATGGAGTTCCTGAAGCATTTAATTACAGTACTTTAAAAGAGGATAATTTACAAAAAGCTTACGCCGAACTGGATAAAGCATACCAAGATAACGGTTATGAGAATCTGTTAATTACAGATTATGTAAGCGGAGAAAGTCTTGCTTCTTTAGCCAATGGTGATAAAAATTCAGTTGGATTTAGCGAAGAAATGTGGGATATCGTAGAATCTTCTAAGGATAACACGATAACAGTAATCCACAACCACCCTATGGGAACTTCGTTTTCTGCACAAGATATAGCGATGCTTAATAATTATCCTTCGATAAAGGAGTTAATTGTTACTAACGAATTTAAAGAAAGATACTTTATTTCCTTAGGAAAGAATGGTAAAATAAGTATGAATAGTAGTGACATTAAAGAACTGGACGCTTATTTTAGTAACTCTTGGAAGAAGATAAAGAGTAAAATCGATAGTAGTATAAGTGACGCTTATCATTTAGCAATAAAACAACTTTGTGAAAAAGTGGGGTGGAATTATGGAAGAAAAAAAGATAAGTAGCAAAAAGGATAGAACACAAATATTTGGTCCAGAAAGAACAAATTGGGATAAATCAGAGAATAAAATATCTGATGAAGAACTAGACAAGATAGAGCAAAAGATAGTACAAAAATTTAATCCCAATAAATCAAAAGATAATAGATAATTAGGCACTTACGAGTGCCTTTTTATATGTCCTAGACATGACATTTAAAAGGTCTTTTTTACGTTCTTATGCGTGATTTAAACAAGATAAGTCTTATATGCAGAGAAGCAGATTTAAAAAACACAGGAGGAAAAAATAGAATGGAATTTTTAAAAGAATTAGTAAGCGAAGAAACATATAACGCTTTAGTTAAAGAATTAGAAGGCAAAAAGGTTAAGATAGTTAATCTTGAAAGTGGAGAGTATGTTTCTAAAGCGAAATATGATGGGCAAGCAACTACAGTTAAAAACCTACAAAAAGAAATTGAAGATTTAAAAGCTACTATACCAGATGATCAAACGGAAACATTAAATGCTTTACAAAAAAAGTATGACGAGGATATAGAAATCTTAAAGCAAGAGAATGCGAAAGATAAAATTAATTCTCAAGTAGCGATAGCGATTGCTAAATCAAATGCGATTGATGGTGTAGCTATTAAAGCTCACTTAAAAGAATTTCTTAAGGATGCAAACGTAGACGACAGTGGGAATGTTGTAGGACTTGACGAACAATTAAATAATTTAAAAGAAAGCAATGGATATTTATTCGAAATTGGTGGCTCTAGCGGAAAAACTAATAAGCACGAAGTTGGAGCAAAAGAACCAACGAATTTAAATGAAGCATTGCAAGAAGAGTATAAAGGAAACTAGGAGGAAAATAGAATATGGCTATTACATTAGCACAAGCAAAAGTAAGTATGGCGAGTAAAGTCGAACAAAGCGTTATTGATGAATTTCGTAGAGGATCATTATTATTAGATAGATTGATTTTTGACAATTCAGTATCACCAGGTACTGGAGGTAGTACTTTGGTGTATGGATATACTAAATTAAAAACACCATCAACAGCGAATTTCCGTGCATTAAACAAAGAATATCAAAACAACGAAGCAATCAGAGAAAATGCAACGGCAGAGTTAAAGATTTTTGGAGGAAGTTTTACATTGGACCGTGTTGTTATTAATACAAGCGGTGCGATTAATGAATTAGAATTCCAATTAAAAGAGAAAATCATAGGAGCAATTAATTTATTCCATTATTGTGTAATCAATGGGGATAGTGCAATAAACGATCTAGCTTTTGATGGTTTAGATGTAATGTTAACTGGAACATCAACAGAATTTAATACGGATATGTGCGTTAATTTGAATTCAACTTTTAGTATGAATGAGAACTATGATGAGTTTTTAGACTTGTTAACCGAGTTTCTAGCTACACTAGCAGGGAAACCAGACATGTTATTGATGAATTCAAAAATGTTAACAAAAATGAAGAGTGTCGCACGTAGGGCAGGTTATTTTTCGCAAACAGAAGATGCCTTTGGTAAAACTGTTGATTTATATGATGGTATACCAATGGTAGACTTAGAAGAGTACTTTGATGGAACATCGACAACTAAATGCGTTCCGATTGCGGATGATGGAACTACTTCTATCTATGCTATCAAGATTGGCTTAGATGGTTTTCATGCGGTTTCGCCTTTTGGTGATAAAGTCATTAGTACAGCAACACCAGACTTAAAAGCTCCAGGAGTTATTAAAGAGGGCGATGTTGAAATGGTGGCAGCGGTCGTATTAAAGAACTCTCGCAAAGCAGGGGTTTTTAGAAATATTAAAGTAGCATAGGAAGGAGATACATATGGATAAAATTAAATTTCCCAATGGTATTTTATATACTGGGGAGCGTTACGGTTTAACGTTTACGAAAGGAGTTGCAGAGGTAGAAAGTGACTCCTTTATTGCGAAGCATTTAAAAAGCAAAGGTTTTGAGTTAACCAAAGAAGAAAAGAAGAAAAAAGGTCCAAAAAAAGAAGAAATAATGGAATTATTAGATAAAGCAGAAATTCCTTATGACCCATCAGCAAAAAAAGACGAGTTGATTGCCTTATTAGAAGGAAGTGAAACATAATGCCTGATAAATATAAAGTGTTAGAGCCTTTTATGGACCTAGATGATATCAATAAACATATCTATAAAGTCGACGACACTTATCCGAGAAATGGCTATACACCAAATGCAAAAAGGATTAAAGAGTTGTTAGGGAAGGACAACAAAAGAAAAACAGCATTAATTGCTGTAGTAAAGTAGGTGATAATGATGTGGGTAGATCAAACCTATTATAAAGATACCTTTTGTGGTGATGTACTCACTACAAAATTTAACAAATATATAAGGAAAGCACAGCAATACATTGACTATATCACATTAGCAAAAGCAAATAATGCAATACATAGCAATAATGACTTTGTTATCGATAAGATAAAAGAAAGTGTATGTATCGTAGCAGAATTATATCAAGAATTAGATCAAGAAGTTTTATCCAATAAGCAAGCGATAGCGTTATCAATCGAAAACCAGTTATCAAGCGAAACAGTTAAATCTCATTCAGTATCATATAAAAAGCAGTCTGATTTCAAAAGCGAAACAGAAATTCAAAAGGAATACGAACAGAAGATATATGATGAGGTTTATAAAACACTATGGGCAACTGGTTTGTTATATAGAGGTGTTGCAAATGTTTAATCACACAGTCACCATATACAACAAATACGTTGATACAGCTACAAGAAGTTATGCATACAAAAAAACTGTTTTAAAAGGCGTACACTGGGAGAGTGGAGAAGGTGTCAAACTTGGTAGTAAATCAGTAACTACTAGTGATGACACTTTTCTTATTATTCCATTTTCTATCAAAGTATTTGATAACTACGTGAAACCCAATCTATTTACTAATGAGGGTGATTTGTGGACTTTACAGACGGAGGATATCGTTGTTAAAGGTGAACTTGACTTGAATATCAAATCCATAGCAGATTTAAAAGGCTATGAAGTTGGAACAGTTAAGAAAATCCACACAATTGATTATGCCTTTGGTTGTTTAAATAATTGGACGTTGGAGTTGTCATAATGTCAACAACAATTAAGCTTAATTTAGCAAGTGCAAATCAAATCATTAAGAATAGAGGACTAGCAACAGGAGGAGTAATTCAGAAGAAATTCACGAATGAAATTGCATCTTCTAGCGAGCGGTTTACTCCGCATTTACAAGGAGTATTAGCGGGATCAGCATTTATCCCTACCTCTGGTGAATACCTAGAGTACGACACCCCTTATGCTCGTTATCTGTGGTACGGAAAGCTGATGGTTGACCCAATCACAGGTAAAGAAGCTTTCTTTGACCAAGACCGTGGTTTTTGGAGTAGAAAGGGAGTACAAAAGGTACTAACAGAAACGGACCTTAACTTTAGCGGTGGTCCTATCCGTGGACCTAAGTGGACTTTACGAGCTTGGGATGTTGATGGTAGTCAAATACTAAGAGGAATAGAGAGGGAGTTAAACAAATGATTGAAGCAATTAGAAACTATTTTATACAATGCCCTTTAATAGAATCAGATGGCGTTGTAGGAGTGGATTATTTACCACCAGAAGCAACTAGCTACGCTATTTACGCACCAGGTGATGTAAATGGTGGGTATATAAAAAAATGGGTTGGCGGTGGCGGAATTAAGCAATATAGCTTTATATTTGCATCAAGGTTTGATTATTCGCTAGAAACAGTACAAAACATACAAAACAGTAATTTTTATCATGAATTACAATACTGGATAGAACAAAATAACAAAAATAGAATTTTACCAGATGTACAAGGAGCACAAAAAATAGAAGTAGTACAAACTGGTACATTAAGTTTAGTAGATGAATCTCAACGGCGAGCAGAATATCAAATGATTGCTCGGCTAATTTATGATGTATAAGGAGGAAATAAAAAATGTCAGAAGTTATTTTAAGTGAAAAATCGCTTTTATTTATGGATGTCACTCCCACAGCAACAGCACGAACTTGGGCGCTAATGAATTTGGGAATCGAATCGGCTGAGGTGGCATATAACCCAGAAAAGAAAGAACGACATTACATTGCAGACAAAAACAAAACTACGCATACAACTGGACTTGCAAAAACATTAGATCAAGAGCAATATGCGTACAAAGACGACCCTGTATTTGAGTTTATTGACGATTTAATTTATAATGAGAAAATCGGCAGTGAAGCAAACACAAGCATATTACAAGTGTTTATTTATAGAGGTGATGATTTAAATGCGACAACTAATATACCTGCAAAAGTGCAAGATGTTAGTATCGCAATTGCAAAACATGCGGTTACTGGTGGGGATCAGTTACAAATTGGCTATAATGTTGATTTTAACGGTGATCCAACTTTTGGAACAGCGAGCGTAGTCAATGGAAAAGCAACATTTACAGAGGGTGTATAATACCCTCTTTTTTTACTAAGGAGGCAAAACATGAATGGATTTCGATTAGGAAGTAAAACAAAAGTTACAATTGAAGTAAATGATTCAGGAGAAACAATTTCATTAGATTTTGGTGACCCTACATTATTAGAAAAAGCACAAAATGCAATGCTTAAAATTAACGAGCTAGAAACAAAATATCAATCGTTAAATGATTATTTACTAAATGATATTGAAACAGATGATATTTTAAGTGACGAAGCTATTTATCATGGAAAGGAGCTTACTAACTACTATCTAGAAGGCAGACAAATTATGGATGATTTTTTAGGTCAAGATGCTTGCTATAAAGTGTTTGGCAATGACAACTACTATCTGATGTTTGCAGATTTATTTGATGAGTTGCAACCATACTTTGATGAAGCAAATTTAAAGTTTAAGAATCAGTTAAAAGATACTAGAAAAAAATATGCTAATCGAGCAACAAAGGCAACTAAGAAGGTGATTTAATGAGAAGTACTCATGTGTTAATCGAAGGCAAAGAGTATTTGATTAACACAGATTACAGGGTTGCGTTGGAGTGTGTAGAATTGGTAAATGATACTACTATAAGCGACTACGAAAGAGCAATAGGAGTTGTTACTATGTTATTTGGCGAAGAATGTCCTATTTGCGAAGAAGCAATTAGTAAAGTAGAGCTATATTTGTCTATGGGCGAAAAAGAAAGCAAAACAGAAGAGCAAGTATTGGATTTTCAACAGGATAGAGATTTTATTTATTCTGCATTTATGGCACAGTACAGCATTGACTTAGATATCCAAGACCTACACTATGAGCAATTTATCGATTTGTTAAGGGGCGTAAAAAATCAAATATTGAATGATGTTGTTAGTATTAGAGAGCAAGACTTAAGCGATATCAAAGACCCTAAGCATAGAGAAGAATTAAGAAAAGTAAAAGAGAGAGTACAACTAAAACCAAAAGTAAGCACTAATGTCTCAAATAGTGCTTTTTATCGTGCATTGGAGGTGAAGTAAATGGCAGATGGTAGCATACGGATTGACACTAAGTTAGATAATTCAGGAATACCCAAAGACTTGGCGGAACTGAAAAAGTTAGTAGAAGAAGGTGGGGATAACGTTTCTGATGAATTGGTGTATCAAGTTGCAGAATTGGAAAACAAATGGAAAGCTGTCCTCACAAAACAAAAAGAAAATAATGCGAGTGTGGAAGAGTATAGAAAACAACTTGAGCAAGCATTGGCTATTGAAAGCAAATTAAGCAATGCTCGTGAAGGATTAAAAGTCGATATAGATAACGAAGGACTAGCAGAACAAGACTACAAAACTACGCTATCTAGTCAATCGCAAAGCCAATTAATTAATGCTAGAAATATGGTAAAAGAAACACAAGCAACTGTACAAAGCTTAGAGCAACAGTTAGCAACACTAGGCAACTCTATGACATTAGACCAAAAGCTTATGAATGCACAACAAAAAGGCTATGGCTTAGATGCACAAATGGAACAATTAAATGTGAAATCAACAGTGTTAGCAAACAACTTCCGATTAGACAACAAGCTGGAGGAAGCTATCGTTAAGTCAATCCAATTAAACAGTTCGATTTCGAGTGCATCAGCACCAACGGAAGGCTTAAAGGGGCGAATGGGTAAAGTTGTTAGTCTTTTAGCGAAAGGTGCTAGTACAGCGACAAAACTAGGCTCTGGACTACGTCAAAGTGCGAAACACTCTAACGGACTAGCTTCGTCTTTAAAAAATGGATTATCAAGCCTTGCTAAAAAAGCGGGTATGCTAGTGGGGATACGGTCGGCCTATAGAGTTATCTCACAATTAGGCTCTACATGGCTGTCAAACGGTACAGCCATAGCAAATCAAACACAAGCAACATTAACCGCTACTAAAAACTCACTTGCCAATGCTGTAGGTCCATTAGTACAATGGATTACGAATCTATTAGCAACTGCAGTTCAGTACCTAGGAGGTTTAATTAAAGCCTTAGGCGGTGTTGATATCTTTGCTTCAAGTGCAAAAGGTGCAAGCGATAGTTTAGCGAGTGGAGCAAAGTCGGCTAAAGAGATACATAAACAGTTAGCAGGGTTTGACGAAATGAATATTTTATCAAGCGAAAACGATTCTTCTAGTGGTGGAGGAAGTGCGGGAACAGTCACAGCAGATGTAGAACTTACTGGATTGGGTGACTGGTCGAAAATTATTGATATGTTTAAAGAAGCTTGGAAAAATGGCGATTTTACAGAAATTGGCGAATTGGTAGGAAACAAAGTAAACAATGCTTTGCGTTCTATTAATTGGGGACCAATACAAGAGACGTCGAGAAAAATCGCCAGTAGTATAGCTACATTTCTAAATGGTTATATCGCTTCTGTGGATTGGAACCTTGTGGGAACGACAGTAGGACAAGGACTAAATACAGCGATTTATTTTGCCGAGACATTCGTTACTAAATTTGATTGGAAAGGCTTCGGAAAAGCCATAGGAAATTATTTGAATGGAGCATTAAATTCCATTGATTGGGCATCGCTTGGTAACACAATAAGCACCCTCTGTAAGGGAGTTCTTGACACACTCATAGAAGCTGTTACTACATTCGACTGGATCGGTTTAGGTGCTAAGGTGTACGAGTTTATTAGCAATATCGATTGGGCAGGCATAGGAGCTAAGATTATAGTTGCCATCGCTTTAGGTTTTGTTGGTTTAGGAAGTGCAATTATTTCACTAATTGGCGAAGCACTAAACGATGTACATGCTTATTTTTATGAACGTGTAGAGGAAATGGGTGGAAACGTTATTTTAGGCTTACTAAAAGGTATTTTAGATGGTCTAGTGGGTATTGCTAAATGGTTATATGATAATCTGGTGCAACCTATCATTGATGGAGTCAAAAAAATGTTTGGAATTAATTCGCCATCTACTGTATTTGCAGAAATTGGTGGCTACTTAATAGAGGGAATGACTGAGGGTATCAGAAAATTTTTTGAGGATCCTCTAGGTGCTCTAAAAGAACTGTACGAAAAAATCAAGGGAGTATTCTCGACAGTAAAAGAATGGTTTAAAGAGAAATTTGATGGCGCTGTAGAGAACATAAAAGAAGCATTTAAATTAGAGAACATCAAAAGATTTTTTGAAGAGGTTTGGACAGGAATTAAGAATATATTTGCTAAGATTCCTGAGTGGTTTAAAACCAAATTTACGGAAGCATGGACAAATGTTAAAAACGTGTTTAGTAGTGGTGGAAAAATATTTGATGGTATTAAAGATGGTATTGCAGATTTGTTCAAGAATATTGTAAATAAATTAATATCTGGAATTAACACAATAATCGCATGGCCGTTTGACAAAATTAACGGAATGCTTAATACGATTAGAAATGTTACAATTCCTATCATTAACCAAAAACCATTCGCAGGGTTATGGGGGCAAAATCCTATAGATGTACCTAACATTCCAAAGTTAGCGACTGGTACAATAGCAACTCAACCAATGTTTGCTCAGATTGCGGAATATTCAGGAGCTAAAACGAATCCAGAAATTGTATCTCCTGTATCTATGATGTATGACACCATGGTAAGGGCATTAAAAGAAACAGGGTATAACTCAAACAATGGAACTCAAACAATCATCTTACAAGTTGATGGAAAAGTGCTTGCGAAAATTGTAAACGATCAAAATAAAAAACTAAATTTTGTGGGTGTGGGGTGATGACATGGCGATTAAAACATTACTAAAATTAAATGGTGAAGATTTTACAGGAATGATCCTCACTCCTTTTAAGATAGGACGTCCTAAATTATGGGGTGATGATACTGGGCGATTGATGAGTGGTGAGATGACTGGAACATTGAAAGGCATATTTCCAAAATTAACGGTTATATTTGCTCCCAAAAATGAAAGCGATTTAGAAAAACTCTGTAATATTTTAGATACCGCATGGCAGACAATCGAGTATTATAACCCAATACAACATAAAGTTGTTCAATTAGGAACATACACAAATGATTACGAGGTTTCAATCATTAATGCAGTTCCTTTTTTTGATGATGTAACAGTTTCCTTCATTGCCACCAAGAGGGAGGTTAAAACTTGAAAAATGTATCAAATACGTATAAACAAAACGTTGCAAAATACGGTCGTGAAATAGTTGCTAGATTAACAATACTAGCAACTGATGAATTAGAAGAAATTATTTTAACGAATGAAGCAGGAATTGATGGTCAAGGAATTATATCCCTAAATCGTTCCTTTCAAGCGGATTTTTTTAGGTGTGTAGTGACACAACTTGAAGGACAATTAAAAGGCAGATTTGACTTAACTAACCGAGTCTTAAAAGTTGAAATAGGCGTAAGTTACGAAGGTAGTAATATTGAATATTGCACCTTAGGAAACTACGCTGTAAAGGACCACACTAGAGAAGTCGGCGAAGAGTTCGATACAACCACTTTTGAAGCCTATGACTTTATGATGTATGCCATTCAGGAATATGATGCATCTAAATTAGATAACATATTTCCTATGACAGTAAGAGAACTATTAAATGATATTGCAAAGAATGTTCTTAATGTTCCTATCGATATCACAACATTAGTCAACGGAGAAAAAACAATACCGATTGACTTATGGGAAAATATCGGCGGAACAACATGGCAAGATATTTTAAATGAGATTGCAAAAGTAAGTGGGGCAACATTAATGATTGTTAATGATACTTTGATTGCAAAATACTTTAATCCTAGTATTACGACATTACCTATCATTGATGAGAACCAAAACTTTAGCTTGAGTATCAAAGAAAAATATGGTCCTGTGAATATTTTATCGCTAACAAGAGCAACAGCAGATAATTATATTTACCCAGAAAACTTTATTAATACAAAGGATAGAACAGAGATTGTATTTGATGATGTAGAAATTTTTGGCGATCGTCGAGAGGAATTCGCACCAGACTTGTACGACTCTATAAAAAGGATAGAATACTATCCTTTTGAAGCAGAAACGCAAGGGATGACTTACTTAGAACCTATGGACCTGGTGAATGTGGTAGATATGAGCGGTAATAGTCATTTATCGGTTATTATGTCAAGTGATTTAAAAATCACAAGCGGAATCAAAGAAAGCTTTGAAACTACTATCCCATCAAATAACAAAGAAAAATACGCTTCCTCTAGTGATATAAAAAAAGATTATTTAAAGGTAGCTTTACTTGTTGATAAACAAAATGGGGAGATCAAAGCATCAATAGATAGCTTAAGCGAATCCGTTCGCAAATCCGGAACCCTGTCTATCAAACTAAATGCAAACCTCCCGACAACACAAGTTTATGATTATGGCACAAATGTATTTACGCCTAATTATAGTAGCCAAAATCTAGTAATAACTCCTAGTGTTAAGCTGGGGAATAACGCTATTGATTTAAGTGCTTATAGCGTGATTTGGTACAAAGACAACGTACAAGTTGCAACTAGTAAAACCCTCACTATATCGCAAAATTTAAGCGATAGTACAGTGTTATATAGGTGTGAAGTTAAGTATCTAGATTATACAGAAAGTGCAACAGTTGAATTAGTGAGAATTAACAATGGAAAGACTGGTGCTACTGGAGCAACAGGTGCTACTGGAGCAACTGGTGCAAAAGGGGAAGATAGCTATAACGTTGTTATTATTCCTAGTGCAACACAATTTTTAAGCACAGATGATGGCACAACTTATACACCAACAACGATTACCTTAACCCCAAGTTTTCAAAATTGTAATTATAATATATGGCAATATTCAACAAATGGTAGTACATGGATAAGCGTTACAAGCGACACTAATGGTGTAAGTATAGCTAATCAGATATTGACTGTACTAAGTAGTAGTACATTATTTAATACAAACGAACATGTATCATTTAAGTGTTTAAGCGATGTGACTAATGTAGCAAATACAATGACAATTACTAAATACAAATACATTAGTGATTTACAAGATAAATTAGATAATCTAGATAGTAATATCGAGCTATCAAACAAACAGTTAATAGTGTTAAGTTCGAATTTGACATTATTGAATGATAGTTTTAGTACAACTGTGGGGCAAGAGTTACAAGCACAATTCGGTGAAGGATTTACTACACTCAAAAATCAAGTAAGTGAAATGACACAAACTATTAATGAATGGTCGGTTGAGTATAATACTCTGAGACAAGTGACAGATTCAATGGGACAAACTGTATCAGACGAAATCTCTAAATATATGAGATTTAACTCATCTGGTCACTTAATTATTGGTCGTTCGGACAGTGCTTACCAAGCAATGATCAATAATAACAGTTTTAATATCTTGAGTGGTGGTAATATTGTAGCGACGTTTAGTGAAGGTCTGCTTACAACAAAAAACATAAAAGTTTCGGATAGTTTAGAATTGGGGAATATAATCCTTCAATCTTATAATAACGGAATTACATTCAAATGGGGAGGGAATTAGATGGCATCAAATGGGAGTTTTGTTACAAATGAGAAAAGTGGTCGTTCTTTAACTCTTAATTGGAGCTTAGCTTCGCAAGATATCGCTAATAATACCTCTACTATTAATTGGAGTTTGGTCGGTAGTGGAAGTGCGAGCGGATATGTATATGGTGGAACATTTTCGGTTGTTATTAACGGAAATACAGTTTATTCATCTGCAAATAGAATACAAATCTATAACGGAACTGTAATTGCAAGTGGAACTATAACAATACCGCATAATAGCGATGGAAGCAAAAATTTTAGTGCTAGTGTTAGTGCTGCTATTTATGATTATGCAGTAAATGCATGGGGAAGTAGTTCGTGGGATTTAACGACTATACCAAGAGCGAGTTCATTCACGTTATCGAGTAGTAATTTTGAGATTGGTACTAGTATTTCGATTGCAATTTCAAGAGCTTCAACAGCTTTTGCTCATAGGATTATTTTAGCATTCGGAAGTTATTCGGTTACACTATCCACTAACGCGACAACGAGTTACACATGGGCCACTGGTAGCTATTTATCAAACATGGCTACTCAGATACCATCTGCTGTTAGCGGAGTTGGTCAAATAACAGTTGAGACTTATAATGGTTCTGCTTTAATTGGTACTTCTTCTAAGGCATTCACAGCTTCCTTGGCAAGCAGTGTAGTACCAACTTGTGGAGCATTGTCAGTTTCGGAAGCAAATAGCATTGTCAGTGCGTTAAGTGCTGGATATATCAAAGGACAGTCAAAACTATTGATTGCAATCGGAGCATCAAATAGTATTCATGGGGCAACAATTAAAGGATATAAAATAACGGCAAACAATCAAACATTTACAACACAAACAGCAACAACTGATGCCTTATCAAATAGTGGAACATTAACTATTACAGCAACTGTAACAGATAGTCGAGGAAGAACAGCAAGTAAAAACGCATCGATAACGGTTGTTGATTATACATCACCTACGATAACTGCAACTGCAACTAGAAAAGTTGGTGCTACCACGACTATGGTTGTTACTATTACTGGCACTATCACAAGTTTAAGTAGTAAGAATATTGCTACATATGCGATTAAATCAAAATTAAAGTCAGGATCTAGTTATACTACTGTAGCTAGTAATGTGGAAATAACTGGAACTACTATCAATACATCAAAAGAGTTAACAACGTATGCTGTTGCAAGTAGTTATGATGTACAAGTGATAGTAACAGATAAATTATCAAGTACGACGATTTTATTAACATTACCAACAGAAGCAGTTATTCTTGATGTAAATAAAAGTGGTATAGGGATAGGAAAGTATAGAGAAAATGGTGTGCTTGATGTTAATGCCGACTTAACAACTATATATTCGAAAGGCACGACGACTTTAAAAACGCTAATAGTCAATTTGGTTTATCCAGTAGGTGCAATTTATCTATCTGTCAACAGTACTAGTCCTGCTACTCTCTTTGGTGGAACTTGGGTCGCTTGGGGAACTGGTAGAGTACCTGTTGGTATAAATACTAGTGATACGGATTTTAGCACTATCGAAAAAACTGGTGGTGCTAAAACACATACATTGACGGCAGGACAATTGCCCGGACATGCTCATTTATTAGTGGGCGGTTGGTATCAATATGGAGGCGGTGTTAATGGTACGAGCGATCCATCTTGGTGGGCGACAAATGGCGGTAGTAGCGGACACAATTTCTCAAGTCAAAATAAATATACAGCCAGTACAGGGGAAGGGCAAGCACACAACAACTTGCAACCATACATAACTTGCTACATGTGGAAAAGAACTGCGTAAAAGAAGGTGATAAAAATGGATAATTTAACACTTTATGTAGGTTTGGGAGTGAGTGTATTTGCTTTGTTTACCTACATATACAAAATAAGTAAGCAACTAACTAAATTAGATAAAATAGATGGTCTAGAAGAAAGTATAAAAACTATGAATAAGAACTTGGTTAATGATTTAGTATCTATAAAGCTATTAAATCAACGAGTAGATCACTTAGAAGAAGAAATCAAAGAAATTAAAGCATTAATAAAAGCGAAAGGATAAATTATTATGAAAGAAGCAATTATTAAGTTATTAAAAATCAAGTCATTAATCACTATTGCAGTGATGATTGTGTTTGTTTATTTAGCATTAACAAATGCATTAGAAATAGTACAAACAATGACGATTATAACAATGGTATTAACGTACTATTTCACAAAACCAGAAAAAAACAAGGAGGAAGAATAATGTCAAGTTATGAATATCAAGTTAAAGCAAAAAATGAATTAATTAAAATTTTAAAAGAAAAATATGACGAAACACTTACTATTGAAGAATTACACTTGGTTTGGTTTTCTAAAGTGTTACAAAATTTCAAATGCATTATTATTGATTTAAACGATAATCAAAGAATGTATGAATGTACGTATAACGGTGATAAAAAAGAAATGTATTTAGATATTTACAAAAAAGAACACAATATCTTAATCAAGGAGAAAGAATAATGGAAGTAATTAAAAATTTAGTAGCAGAAAGTAAATATTATATCAAATGTCCTTATAGTATGGTTGCCACAAGGATTGTTGTACATAATAGTGGAAATGATGCAAGTGCCAAAAACGAAGTAGCATACATGATTAAAAATGACAATCAAGTGTCGTTTCATTATGCTATAGATGATAAAGAAATAGTACAAGGCATACCAGAAAATCGCAATACCTATAACGCAGGGGATGGAAATGGCAAAGGCAATAGAGAAGGAGTATCTATGGAAATTTGTTATTCGTTAAGCGGTGGTGATAGATTTATAAAAGCCGAACAAAACGCAGCTAAATTTATTGCTGAAAAGTTAAAAGAAAAAGGTTGGGGAATTGACAGAGTAACAAAGCATCAAGACTACAACGGAAAATATTGCCCTCACAGAACACTTGACTTAGGATGGCAACGGTTTTTAAACATGATACAGTCCGAATTAAACGCTTTAGATAGTGTGGTTTCTTATTGTGCACACATCCAAAATTTGGGATGGAGTGCTTGGATAAACGGCGGAGAAACCGCAGGAACAGTCGGTCAATCGCTAAGAATCGAAGCGTTTAAAATTGATCCTAAAAAATTAACGATTAAAGCCAAAGTACACATCCAAGATACAGGATGGATTGATTATGGTGTCATTACAAAAGACACTGTTATTGGCACAACAGGACAATCAAAACGATTAGAATGCTTATGTCTAAATGGTAATATTAAATATAGGATACATATCCAAGATACAGGATGGACACAATGGACAAATGCTGATGGAATTGCAACTTTAGGAACAGTCGGTCAAGCATTAAGAGTCGAAGCTATACAAATTAAAACTTTATAAATAATAAAACGCTCTCGTAATTGAGGGCGTTTTTTTGTGTAAAAATATTTTAAAAAGTTTACGAAAAAGCTTTACATACGTATATACGTATGTTATAATTATATTGTAAGGTAAGAGAGGAAATAAAAAAACACCCCAAAAGAAAGGGGGTGAGGATATGAAGAAATTAAAAAAAGAAATAGCAGATTACATTAAATACTGTGAACGAAATGGACTTGGAATCAATAACGGAAACAGTTTAAACCGCTACTTCTTAGAGAAGTAATATAAAGTTATCTCTCTTCCCTTACATTATAAATTAAAATCACAAGAAATGCAAGAGGTAAGGAAAATGGGAAAAGTGTTACTAGAGCAAATTAGACAATACAAATATATAGGTATTAGAGGTTGTACGGATGACGAAAATTATTCGATTGGTGATACTTGTAGAAATTCTTATGATTGGGATTATGAAAACGACATTTCATCATTTGAAACAGAAAATCCAATTGAGCTAGGCGGTACTTGTGCAGTAAATACAGGCATTGATATAGACTGGGATGAAGATTATGAAATCGAAGAAAAAATCAATGCAATAGTTGAAAATTTTAATTATTATGGAAAAATTGTAATTATTGGAAGTATGAACGTTACTTATGGTGCTGATGATAATGAAATAATCATGGAAAATGCAAAAGTTATCAAAATTTTAGGCGAATAAAAAAGGAGACATAAAATGAAAGGAAAATTTGATCAAAAAGAATATCAGCAACAATGGGATAAAGAGAATATGGAAGCTATTTATGTGAAATACAAATCAGAATTTGTAAAAGAGTTTAAGGCGGCTTGCAAAAAAATAGGCAAGTCACAATCAGATGTGGTTAGAGAAGCAATGGAAGAAACAATTGAAAAAGCAAAAGAATATGGAAGATAAGCAAAAAAAGAGCATTAAGCTCCTTTTTTGCTCTTTGTAATACTTTTTCAAAAATAATAAATACAATTTCAATCCACATCTTTGCAAGCGTGCTAAGTTTCTGGGGTACGATCTTTACCCCCTGACAACAATAAAATAACATACTTTTATGCTTTTATCAAGTACTAAATTGATTTTATTTAAAATAATTGACTTTTTCTGTATCTATATACTTTTGCAAAATAATGGTAAAAATTGGCAATACATTTTGTTAATTTTTTTAACAAAAAGATAAAAAAAGGAGTACGATTAGGGTAAGGGTAATCAACGTATAAAAATACAAAAAGAGAGGAGCAGAGATATAAGCTAGTTTATTAGCTTATAAGCGTAAAAAATACGTAAACGCAATAAATTAAGATAGTATAATAAGGTTAGGTTAGGAAAATTTGGTAATTATTAAAAGAATTTTAAAGGGAAACCCAATATATAAGTTGGGAAGGAGAATTAAACTATGGAAAGGCTAGTGAAAGAGGTTGACAAAAAGATTATTGATTATGAAGAAGTAGATAGGAA